AATAAATGAATTTTTTGCTGGAGATTGGGATCCAACAAATTGGGAAGATACAGAAGAATATATAGATTCATATATTGAAGATGATTTTATAGAAATTACTGACAAAGAAAGAGATTATTTAAAAGCGGAAATCAAAAAAGAATATAATAAAAGAGTTTCTGAGCTTAGACAGGAAGAAATTATCAAACTTAAAGATAAAGACTCTATTTTAAAATGGATTGAAAATTCATTAAATGGTTGGATTGATGAAGGAGAAATAGGATATTTACTTTCTGCTGAAGAAGTTCTTAATTTGATTCTACAAAACGGCAATAAATGATTAGAGTATATTTAACATTAGGTGATCATGCTTATGGCTATGATGTAACTGGCTATGAAAACCAAAAGTCAGAATCTGGTTGGTATGATAATCTACTAACTGAAGATTTAATTGAAAGAGTTGGTCAGGGAGATATTATTATGTATTTCGATACTAACGAATCAGCAGAAGATTGGTGTAATGAAAACGGATATATGTATGAGTTAGTAGAACCCGATGACAATAAGTGAATTAATTGAGAAACTTGAAAAAGTTAAAGAAAAATATGGAGATATAAATTATCTCCATGAGCACAATGATGTTGGTGTTATTTATCAAGATATAAGTTCCGCTAATTTCTTTTTATGTTCTACTGAAGGAGATATGAAACATGATTTTATGGAATTAAAATTAGGTTCTTTAAAATTTAAAAAGGATGACGATAGCTGAATATATTAATAAACTACACGAGTGGGCAAAAGACATTGGTCCAGAAGATAAAGTTGAAGTATCTCCAATGAGATTAATTAGTGTAATTGATCCGAATTTATCGATAACACTTAGTAATATATTATATTCTGGAAAGATAAATGACAATAACTGAATCTCTCTTAAAAGAAATTGAATTAGGTAGAGAAGGACGACTACAGGGATATTCTATGGGTTTACCTAAAACTGAATCTATAATGGATGGAGTAACTCGTAGAACTATGACTGTATTAGCGTCTGGTACTGGTCAAGGTAAATATAAAAAAATAAATATTTAACATATTTTAACAATTATCTATTTTGGGTTCATAAATAAAAATAATATTTTAGATTTGTATATCGGAAGATATAAGATAATTTTATTAAATCTAAAATATTTAAAAATTATGAATAAAAATATAGAAGAATTAGCAGAATTAGGAGCAAAAAAGTTTTTAAATGGAGAAGGAACTCTTACAGATATTAAAAAAGAATTAGGATTACAAAACACAGTTGAAATGACTCAAAAGCTTACAGATTGGGGATATTATATGAGAAAAGGAGCTAGTGCAAAATCTGTAATCGGATTAAAAAAAGCTGAAGAAGAATATATACAAAATTATAATAATAATCCTAGTATTACTAAAATATCTAAAAAATATGGAATATCTCATAAATCATTATCAGACAGAATTAAATCTTTAGGATATGAAGTAATTAATCATCAAAATAAAATAAAATTTGATAATACCATATTTGACACAATTGATACAGAAGAAAAAGCTTATTGGCTTGGATTTATTTTTGCTGATGGGTATGTATCTGGAGAAAAGGATGGAAAAAATGAATATTATTTTGAATTATCTCTAAAAGGTTCCGATAAGTCTCATTTAGATAAATTTAACAAATTTATGAAACATGAAGATGTAAATCATGTTAAAATAAATAGAGCAGAATGTTTTAATACAGGAGTAATGTGTGATAGATGTCGTTGGGGAATACGAGATCGACATCTTTGGGAAATTTTAAATTCTTATGGGTGTATTCCAAGTAAATCTTTAATATTAGAATTTCCAAAGTTAGAAATATTTAAAGATAAAACTTTGATAAAACATTTTATTAGAGGTTATTGGGATGGGGACGGATGTCTTAGTTATAGTAATAAGGAACATACTATAGCTAATATATCTGTTTTAGGAACAGAAAAATTTTTAACGGAAGTAAAAAATAATCTTCCATTAAAAACTGATTATAAACTTACCTATAATAATGATAAAAATAGTATTACGAAAGTATTACAATTACAAGGAAAGAATGCTTTTAAACTTGCTTATTATTTATATGCTGATTCCGCAATTTATTTAGATAGAAAATATAAAAAATATTTAGAATATTGCCGTTTATATGAGGAATCATATATATTATTACAGGTCAAAAACGGGAAAATCAAAATTGATAATCCCGTGCTAAGTTCAGAAATTAAAGAATCTGAACCAGTGTAGAGCGTAGAGATTGAACCTGAGAAATCAGAATAAAATATCTCCAAGAGTGACCTGCATCCCAACTGAAATAAGTGGATGAAAAGGTACGCCGAGCTTATAGGAAACTATAAGAAGTATAGGATAAAAAGCCTATACGGTAACATAACTGAAATCCAGTTTTATTCTATATGCATATGTATATCGTCCGTTAATGGAGCATCTAAATGATGATAATTTCTATGTCTCATATTTCTCTTTAGAGATGCCAGCAACTGTGGTATTTGGTAAGTTACTTTCTACTTATATATTTGAAAAATATCATAAAAGACTTTCTATAACAGAGATTCTTTCTAGAAAGAAGGGATATATTCTTAATGATGAAAACTATGAGTTAGTTAGAGATTGTACTGAATGGTTAAATAAAATAGAAAGTAAAATTCATGTTTATGATAAATCTTTAAATGCCGATAAACTTTATGCTATTTTAATGCAAAAGTTAGAAGAATTTGGAGAATTTGAAGAAACAGAGAATAGGAAAATTTACAAACCACATAATCCTGATCTTCTTTATGAAGTTGTTATAGATCATGTTGGACTCCTCCGTCCTTCTAACGGTCGTAATAAAAAAGGAGAAATTGATACCACAGTTGCATATCTTGTTACATTAAGAAATATGACTGGATTGTCTCCAACTTTGATTCAACAAATTAATAGAGAACAAAGTAATATTGAGAGATTTAAAGCGGGACGTACTGGAATACAACTTTCTGATTTAAAAGAAACTGGTGATACTACTGATGCTGCTGAGGTTGTAATGGCACTCTATGGTCCAAATAGAGATAAACTTAATACTTATAGAGGTTATGATATTAAGAAACTTACTGATCATATTAGGATAATTCAAATTTTAAAAACAAGATTTGGAAGTGCTGACATAGAAATTGCAGTAAATTATCATGGTGATATAAACGAATGGAAAGAACTTCCTCTACCTAACGAAATTTATGATTATAATAAATATTTAACACCTGATTATATATTAGAAAAGGATGTAGATGAAAAAAAACATGAAGTAGATAATTCAAACAAAAATGAATTTAAATTAGTTTTATAATGGCTTGTCAGACATTATGTATTTATGGTGAAAGTGGACACGGTAAAACCACAAGTCTTCGTAATTTAAATCCAGAAACTACATTTATTATTAGTACGACTGGAAAACCTTTGCCTTTTAGGGGATGGAAAAAGAAGTATATTCCCTTTGCAATTAATAAAGAAACTAAGGAAATTACTGGAAACTATTATGTAAGTTCTAATTGGGAAGCTATACTTAAGATTCTTAAGATAGTAAATTCAAAACTACCTAATATTACTACTGTAGTAGTCGATGATTTTCAATATGTATTGAGTTACGAATTTGTTGATCGTGCAACTGAAATAGGGTATCAAAAGTTCTCAGAATTGGCTCAACATGCAATGGAAATTCTTAGATATGCTGAACAAATGAGAGAAGATTGTACAATGTGCTTTTTAACTCATTGTGAAAATACTGGAACCGAAATTGATCCTAAGTATGTTATCAAAACCATTGGAAAACTTCTTTCTGAAAAAGTAACTCTTGAAGGATTGTTCACTTATATTTTCTTTGCAAAAACTGAGGAAGGTGATGATGGCAGGATGCAATATAAATTAGTTACTAATAATGATGGAAAATGTCTTGCTAAAACTCCAATGGGAATGTTTGAGGAATTAGAAATTGATAATGATTTAAATGAGATACTTAAAGTGATTAAAGAATATAATGAAGAGTAATGTTAGAAATTCAATCGTCTAAAATTGTTTTAACTCTTGTCGATACTGAGACAGGAGAATTATTTACAAAGGAAGCAACCTTTGGAGATTTTAAAGAAGTAACTAAGAAAGCTACTTCAACTAGAACTCGTAAGTCTAAAACAGACGATGAACCAACACCAATGATTCATCTTCTTGAAGGTAAATGGCAGCTTAATACAAAAGCTGTTGAACTTACAGGTTTTGAGCCAGAAACAAAACTTGATATTAAATTTGAAAAGAAAGGAAGAGTAACAACTCCTATTCTTTGTGAAGATTTGAAAGCAGGAAATAGGCTTACTAAGACATTTACAGTGAGTTGTAGAGGTAGTAAGCATGATAATCTTGCAGAGCATGGTGATACATTTGAGGTAATTCCTTATGATGGTAAGGAAGGATATTTCAAATTAATTGGAAATGCACCTAAAGCTGAAGATGATATTATAGATGTTCCAGAAGAAATAACCAATCCTGAAGAATTTGGAGGAGACGACTCTGGAATAGATATGTCTGAATTTGAATTGGATCTTTAAAAATAATATAAGTAGATAGTTTTATATAAGTAGATAGTTTCTTTTTTATGCTTAATATGAAACTATATGTTTAATTTTTCAAATCTTAGTGAACAAAATTTTACCAGCAATGCTGGAGCTCATCTTCGTCCATACGACATTCATACTGTAAATCTTACAAAAATTGAAAAGACAGAGTTAAAAGGATCTAAAGATCCTAACGCAACATATCCTGTAGTAGCAATTGAATTTACAGGAGTTGGAGATTCTAATGGAACATTTACAACTAATTTGTTTATTCCTACTACAGATGCTGATATGGAGCGTCCTACTTATAAAAACAATGAAGGACATGAATATCAAAGACCTTCTCGTTTTGAGAATTTTCAATTTACATTAATGCAGATTGTACATGCTTTGAATCCTACTGGAGAAGAGAAGATTAAAGCAAATGCTTCTAAGATTAAAACAATTGATCAATTTATTGATTTGATTGTTAAAGCACTTACTGGAAAGAATAATATAGAAACTAAGTTAAAGTTAGTTGGACGCAATAACAATGGAACAATATATGCAGCTCTTCCTAATGCTTGTGGTCTTAACAAAGCTGGAGAAGTATTTCCTGTAAACTTTATTGGAGATAATTTGTTCTTTACTAATTATGAACTTACTCAACAAAAGAACTATCAAAATGCTAAACCCACTAATATGGATTCTATTGATAGTAATTCTGGTACTAATAATTCAGAGGATTTCAATCTCGATGACTTAGACGTTTAATAAATAAATATAGACTCTTATGGAATTTATATCGTTACAACCAAAAATTACTAAAGACTTTATACTTTCCAAAGTAAATCAAGAGTCTATAATGCAACATTATATAAGGACTGATGTGAATAGTAAAAAACTATTCCTCAGTCCTTTACGTAATGATAATCATGTAACTTGTTCAATATATAAATCTAAATCTGGAATTCTTTACATGCATGATTTTGCAACTAATGAACATATTGATTGTTGGAATCTTGTAATGAAACTTCATAATTGTAATTATTATGAAGCGTTAAAAATAATAGCACAAGATTTTAATTTAATAGATAGTTCTAATGTTGCAAATCCTCCAAAAATTGTAGAATCTTTAAAAGAAACAGAATCTGTTAAAATTCAAGTACAAATTAAAGATTATACTGAAAAGGAATTAAATTGGTGGAAATCTTTTGGGATTAGTAGAAAAACTCTTAAAAAGTATCACGTATTTTCTCTTCAACATGTTTTTTTAAATGGAGAATTAAAGTTTACTTCTTCTGAACAATGTCCTATTTATGGATATTATTTTGGAAAAGATAAACATGGAGAAAAATGGAAGATTTATTTTCCAATGCGTACTGAGTTTAGATTTTTAAATAATACTAATAAAAAATTACTTCAAGGATATAAGCAACTTCCAAAAGAAGGAAATCTATTAGTCATATCAAAAAGCATGAAAGACATAATGGCTATGTATGAATTTAATATTCCTGCTGTAGCTCCTAATTCAGAAACTCTTTTTATAAACGATAAACAATTAGAAGAATTTAAACAACGTTTTAAATATATTTTAATTTTTTATGATAATGACAGACCAGGAAAACGTAATATGGCAAAGATTAGAAGAGAACATCCTGAACTCAACTATTATTTCTTGCCCGAATATCTCTCCAAAGACTTTACTGACACAATCAGACAAGTAGGAGTTGATAAAATGAAAGAATTAGTAAATCAATTTATGTCTAATTATAAATTTAAATGAATTATGTTTTATTCAAATGGTAATTGTAATCAAGAAAAATGTCTTGATGTACTAAAACAACAAGACTGGTTTAGAGAATATTGTGAATCTAAACCAAATAAAGAATGTATTATAACAAATCTGGAAACAGGTGAAGTAATTAGAACTGATAAATATGGAAGAACACCAAATAACCCAGATTATATGGATAATAAATGTCCTTGGTAAAAATTGTATGAATGGATTTTATATTACTAAAGATTCTTCAAATCTAGTTCAGATTTGGAATCATAAACCCAAAAAAATTAGAGTAAATCAAAAGGATTTTATATT